AAAGACAGGAAAAATCCTTTTACTTCCCCCTGGACTCAAAAAAGGTGGTTTTGCATTAAAATACTATAAGGATATATTATAATGGCTCATGAAAAGAATGTCACTAAATCTTATATAGTAGACGGAGAAGAAATTTTTTATAATACTCCTGATCCTAAATTAGATGTCCCTGACATGAGTTTGCCTAGTGAATATGGAAAACAATACCGCTCTCTTAATGAAGCAGTTAAAGGTGCTAAAGCTATTTCTAAAAAGTTAGACAAATATTCTAAACATAACGAAGGCGGCTTCATAGATTATTATAAGGATATATTATAATGGCTACATCAGGAACTACTAATTTTAATTTAACAATTGAAGAAATTATAGATGAAGCATTTAACAGATGCGGTATACGACCTAATTCTGGAAATGATTTAAGAAGAGCTAGAAGAAATTTAAACGTATTATTTTCCGATTGGGGAAATAGAGGAGTCCATTTATGGAAAGTAGAACTAGACGAAGTGCAATTAGTTGCAGGGCAAGCTAGCTACACTGTTAATACAGATGTTAGCGATGTTCTAGAAGCGTTTGTATCTACTAGTGGAGGAGGAAATGACGATGCTAATACTCAAGATGTTTCTTTAACTAAAGTAGATCGATCTGCCTACGCAGCTCTTCCTAATAAATTAAATCAAGGACAACCTTCTCAGTACTATGTAGACAGACAAACTAATCCAGTGATTTATCTATATCAAGCACCTGATGCGTCTACTTACACTTATTTAAAATTTTATGTAGTGAAAAGAATTGAAGATGCAGGAGCCTATTCCAACAATCCAGATGCAGTATATAGATTTTTGCCGTGTATGATTGCGGGCTTGGCTTATTATTTATCTTTTCAATATGGCCCTGATAGAGTTCCTTTATTAAAACAAACTTATGAAGATGAAATGATAAGAGCTTTAGACGAAGATGGTCAAAGAACTTCTTTATATATTTCTCCTCAAACCTACTTTGGAGATGGAGTATAATGTCTTTTGCTAGAGGGAAAAGATCTATGGCAATATCTGACCGATCAGGTCAGGCGTTTCCCTACACTGAAATGATTAGAGAATGGACGGGATCTCTTGTCCATGTTTCAGAATTTGAACCTAAGCATCCACAAATTAGAAGAAAAAGAGTAGTAGGAGATGCAATTGCATTACAAAATCCTAGATCTCAAGACTTTACTTTTAATTCTGGAGGAGCTCGTTTTACTACAGTAGATTTAACTTTACCTGGAGTATTTGCTTTCAATTCTAACGGAATGCAACCTGACAACGGAGCACAAGAAAACAGAAATAGACAATTATTGCCTCAAGTAGGGCAAGTAACTATAGGGATATCATAATGGCAATTAGTTACACTAATTTTTTAACTCAGATAAGAGATTATACAGAAGTAGATTCTAATGTATTAACAGATACTTTAATAGATCAGTTTATTACTAATATTGAATTAGACGTTGCAGGAAAAGTAGATTATGATGATTTAAGAAAATACTCTACGGCTAGTTTTATTAATGGACAGAGATATCTTTCTATGCCTTCTGATTTAATTGTTCTAAGATCTGTTCAAACTATTATATCTGGAGATAGAACGTTTTTAGAAAAAAGAGATACTAGTTTTATATCTGAATATAATAATGATGGTGCTACGGGAGTTCCTTTGTATTACGCTAACTGGGATGAAAACAATATTGTAGTTGCTCCTACCCCTGATGCTACAACAGCAGCTGGAGAAGTTCAAATAAACTATATTATATATCCACCTCATTTTACTAGTTCTAACACCACTTATTTGTCTACGAATCAGCAACAATTGCTTTTATTTGGAGCTTTAACAGAATGTTTTTCTTATCTAAAAGGACCCGCTGATATGTACAAACTGTATTCTGACAAGTATAATGAACAAATGCAACAATTTGCTCTACAACAAATGGGCAGACGAAGAAGAGACGAATATACCGATGGAGTGCCACGAGTTAAAGTGCCCTCTCCATCACCATAAAATTAAACAAGGAGAAAAAATATGGCAATAACAACAAACGCAATCACAAATTCTTTTAAAGAACAGACTTTTCAAGGAATACACGACTTTAAAGCATCAGGCGGAGATGTTTTTAAATTAGCACTATACACAAGTGCTGCAACTATCGGAGCTCAAACTACTTCATACGCAGCAGGTATTGGTGGACAAGTAGGAAACTCAGGTCAATACGCAGCAGGTGGCGGAGCATTAGTTACTGCTTTGGTATCTGTAAACGGAGCAACTGCTTTCGTTGACTTTAATGATCTATCTTTTACGGGAGTTACTTTAACAGCAAGAGGAGCTTTAATTTATAACGACACTGAAGCAGGCGATCCGTCTGTATGTGTCCTAGATTTTGGCGGAGATAAAACTGCAACAGCTGGAACATTTACTATTCAGTTCCCTAATGCAAACGATACGCAAGCGATTATAAGAATAGCGTAATAGAGAAATAACATGAATAATGGCAACTGGATGGGGCAATAAAACTTGGGGGGCATCGGATTGGGGAGACCTATCTGATGAAACCGTAGTTGCCTCATCCATTGTCGCACAAACATCTATATCTTCAGTAACCACTGAAGCAAATGCAGATGTTGAACCTACCACTTTATCCGCAACATTCACTATTCAAGGAGCAGTAGCAGGAGCTTCTGCTGATGTATCTGTAACAGGTATTGGTTTTAACATTGTTACGGGTAATGAGGGCATTGGAATTGGTGTCCCTGTAACAGGTAGTCCTGTGTCTACAAATATCACTGGAGTTACTATCGATGATCAATATTTAATCGGTGCAGGATGGGGTAGAGAAACTTGGGGAAGTTTTGCATGGGGAGATAATTATTCTGTTCAACTACAAGGTATATCCTTATCAGTAGTTATAGGTAATGAAGATGCCTTTACCGATGTGGTGGTGGCAGTATCAGGACTTGAGTTATCTGCAGACATTACTCCAGTCGGAACTTCGGGTACTTCTGATAACGAAATCGCACACAGCTTCTTAATTCAAACTACTTTAGAGGATGTCTCTATCGTAGGTTCAGGGTTAGTTGAATTAACAGGAATAGCGCTATCTACTACTATAGGTGTCGCTGAAGCAGGGTTAAAAACAGAAGTCCCTGTAACAGGAACTTCTCTTCAAATGACTTTAGGTAATTCAGAAGAGATAACAGGGGATGGATTAGTTGTAGTTACTGGCATAGAGTCTACTTTTGCTATTGGAGATAGTGTTCCAGTTTCTGGATACGATGTATCTGGAATTTCCGCTACTTTTTCAACCCCTGGAAATGTAGTAGTTATAGGAGGATCCACTGTGGTTCCTACAGGCGTAGGATTGACAGCTTCTACAGGGGGGGTTAATGTAATCGCATGGGCTGAAGTAGACGTAGGGACAGAAGTAACCTGGTCGCCAGTTGATCTTGCAGCTTAACTATAGTAAAATATTAATATTAAAACAGGAGCATAAAATTTTATGACATCAAGTTATTCAGATCTCGGTTTAGAACTTATGGTAACTGGCGCAAACGCTGGTACATGGGGAGATAAAACAAATACAAATTTAAATTTAATTAATCAAGCTATAGGTGGTTATGAAGCTATCACTTTAACAAGTGGCGGAACTGTAACTCTTGCAATGACGGATGGAGCTTTATCCAACGCAAGAAATATGATAATTAAATTTGCTACTGCATCTATTGCAGCCAGTACAATTTGTACTGTTCCTAATGGAATAGAAAAATTTTATATTTTTGATTGTAGTGGTTTAACTAACCCAGCAAACTTAACAATTAAAACTGCATCAGGATCTGGATTTTCTCCAGACGCAGCAAAAATTTATGCAGCTTATTCTGACGGAACTAATATTGTTGAGGTATCTTTAGATACTTTAGGTGGAACTATTGGATCAGCTCAAATTGCAGCTAATGCAGTTTTATCTGCATCTATTTCTGCAAATCAAATTACGACAGCTAAAATTTCAGATAATCAAATTACAACAGCTAAAATTTCAGATAATCAAATTACGACAGCGAAAGTTTCTGATTTACAAATCACGACAGCTAAAATCGCTGATGACGCAGTCACCGCTGATAAATTAGCAAACACTGCAGTAACTGCAGGTGCCTACACATCTACTGCTTTGACTGTAGATGCTCAAGGAAGAATTACAGCGGCTTCTTCAGGTGGAGCTGGAGGAATAGCTCAAATGGGTTTAATAGTAGATGGACCA